TATGGTGTCTTCAGTCACCTGGACGATCAGCTTGTTGGACTGATTGTTTGCGCTGTCGCTGGCCCCGGTGATGGTGACCTTCATGCCCTTCTTGAAGCCTTGTTTGACAAAGCTGGCAGTGGTGTCTGTTACTCGATCATTGTGCTCTAGGCCGGTAGCCGATGGGTCGCCCTCATGAAAGGCAATGGTCGTTGCTGTGTAGCTGGGCATCAGCTCGGTGCGGCGCTCCACATTCTCCTGGACTGTGGCTGTTACATTACGCGCGTCTGTATGTGCAGTTATCTTGGCAAAACCATCATGCAAACGAACCAGGCGCCCGACATCTGTAGATGCGAATAGGTCAGCAGATGCTGTGATGGTCACGCTGCCGGTCCTGCCATTGGCGAGCAATGTGGTGTCGGTGATGTTGTCGTCCTGCATAGGACCACGCCGGAACGCCACCTCGGTGAACGTCCAGTTTGTGTCGCTGGTCCGGGTGATTTTGTAGACCGGGTGCGAGGGATGCACGATGTACATCACATCTGCGGATTGGACGACCTTGAGGTCAGCAAGCTGGGCGGTCGTATAGACCGTGGTGACTTCAACCGGCGTCCCACTAGACACAACCGTGCCGCCATCCTTGTGGATGCGGAAATACAGGTTGCCGAACTCCAGCACATAGACCTGTTCGACGTTGAACTCAAAAGGGATCAGCCTGGATTTGGCTGAGCTGGTTTTGACCTCACGCACGAATATTGTGCCAGGCCGGCGGCTGGCACCACCATGCGGGTGGATCGTGAAATTCTCTAGCTTCTTGCTGCCCTGGAAATATTTGACGATGTCGGTGCGGCCATCCAGGCGCGGTGACAGCTCGCCGGCAGTAAAGTTATTTAGAGCTGGACTGGCCTTCGCCATCAGAACCTCGCGCGGATGAAGGTATCGGCCTCAAGCGAACCGGCGTCAGCCACGCTAGTGATGCTGGCCGGTGTGCCTTCTGTGGCGTCCACAAACCGGGCTTCGCTTAGTTTGGACAGGTACAGGCCATTAAGCGTCTGTGTGAGCTGCGCTGAGCCAACAAGCGCATATGCAACATCAGCGGCTAGAGCGGTGGCCAGGGTTTCGGTCAGCAGCGTGTCATATTGTTGGCTGTCTGTGACCCGGCCCACATAGATCAGGTTGATGTCGCTTTCATTGCTGAGGATTTTGCGGCCCTCAACCCGGTAAATAATATCATGGTAGTCGAGGGATATGACGCGCAAGCAATAGGGATCAGTCGGCAAGCTGAACGCTTTGGCAAACTCAAATGCTGGCGCATCGCTGTCAGCGACCAGCTTCTTGCGGGTCATCAAGCAATTCCAGGGGTGTGCTCTGAACACCATGTCGCGGACAAAGCTGTAGCGCTGATTGAGCACTCGGGCAGCCTTGCTGTCCTCGGTGAGCGCCGTAATGTTCGACGCGCCGATTTGGTTGAGCGCGCTGTTACAGATATCTACGACCGATGCCATATCGAACCCCTATGAGAAAAAGGGGCAGCCGTAGCTGCCCCCTCACCGTTAGTTGACGACATACATCATCATCACTTCGATGGTGCCGGTGCCAGCGGCGCCGCCCATCGTTGCGGTCACGATGTACTCGTTGTCCTTCAGGTCTTGATCGAGATCGACCTCAGCACCCATGCCAAGGGCCAGGGTTGCTGCGATATCCACACGCTGTGCGGATGTCGAAGCTGCTGCTGCCTTGAACTCGTCGGCATCGGCTGCAACCGATGTGCCGGCGCTGTTCGTGTAGGCAGCGTGGCCTACAGACAGTGTGGTCGATGAACCAAGAGCGTCATGAGCCAGGTAACCCATCAGGATGCGCGCGCCTTGCGGCAGAGCAAACATCTCGATGACATCGCCAGACGCAAGTGAGGAAGCCTCATATTGCGCGCGAGCGACACGAACCTCGCCGGCAAGGGTATTAGCCTTGACGAACTCTGTCGGGTCGTCCTGGGTCAGGTCGGTGCGGACATCAGAATATACGGTAGCCATTCTTCAATCCTCCTTATGCGCTCTCGTCACAATCGATTTGCACGACCTTCTCTTCCTCCATCCGGGTCGCCCCGAACGTGGCGCAGTAGTAAACCTGCGTGGAGTAAGATTTGTCGGCGCGCTCATCGATACGCGACATGACATCTTTGCCTACGGCCAGCTTGATACCATCCTCAGCCCACGCGAAGCAGGTGCGGATGTTGCCGGACTTGGCAAGACGGGTGGTTACATGGAACGTGAAGCCCATGAAGGTGTTGATCTCACCCTGGACCAGCGCCTTGATCGTATTGAAATCAGAGCTGGTGACAGTGGTGTTGTTCAACAGAGCCTCGATCTGGTCCGGGCCAACAGCGATATGCCGTGGAATGGACGGATCAACCGATGCAAGGTCCAAGGTCTTCTTGGCCGTGATCAGCTTCGCCAGGGTCAGATCAGCCGAACCGTTTGCAATCTGGTGACCAGAGAGCATCGAGGTGCTGGTTGCTCCTGACTTGCCAGTCTTCGCGGTGCCGGTGGCAGCATCGATGATGGCATCGTCCATGGCCCTGCCCATTGCTGCCGCAGCAGCGCGAGCATAGGTCGAGGTGGGGTCGATGAGCATCCGAACCTTGTCGGCGTCATCAATGAGGTCAGCCCACTCATAGCTATCCATCGTCACCTGACGACGGCTGTGAGGGGTGTCCACCATCGGCGTGTCGCCGTGGCGGGAGGTGCGTTTTACCGCAGCCGCTGCCCCAACCTGGTCGAAAAATGCTTTTTCGCCAGTTACCGCTTCCTCAGAGACCGCACCACGAAGAATGGAGCCGGTCTGCTGCGAAAGAAGCTGTACGTTGGTTGCAAACTGTTGGGAAAACGCGGTGGTGATTTGAGTAGACATGCTACCCTCCTTTTCACACAAGCGTTTAAGTAAGCTCGCTACCCGACACCTGCCGGACGAAAGGTTTGCAGTACGGATGCGCCGACCGGGGCAAAATGCTTATCCGGGTTTATCGGTCAGACCGTGGCTCGCTCGGGCCGGAGCTTGTCGAGCTGCTTCGGGTCTTCCCGCCTTATGTCAGCCGCTTGCCATCTCTTGATAGCGAAGCGCCTCATCGACATAAAACTGATGCTCAGGATGCCGCTGGTCCCAGTATGGGGTGCCAGGCGCCCTGATCTCGGAGAGCTTTTGCATAGCGTCTGTGGGCGTCATAGCACCCGATGACGAGATACCTTCCAGGGTATCCTCTCCGATACGTTGTTCTAAGAACTCCCCGATGTTGACCATCATGCGGATCATCTCGGGGTGGTCACCGAGTAGCCGGCCATCGGCAAGCTGTATCTCGGTCATATCCTCGTTGCCAAAGTTAGCCAGGACAGCGTTGGCATTGCCCATGCGCTCATCAAACGCCTGGCCATACTCGCGGCGCAGCTCAGTTTCTGTTTGCGCCTGGAGCTGCTCAGATTGCCCTGTATCGATCTGGTTGCCCTCAGCAACCATTGCGTTATAGCCATTGAGCAGTTTTTGCGCCTGGGCCGGTGACAGCCCGGCGTCATGTGCCGCCCCTTTGAACCAGTCCAGCATCTGCTCGTTTGGCTCGATGCCTTCGCCTGGGTCGTTGTCCAGCTCATAGCCTTCCGGCGCATCTGGGCGCCCAAGCCGGCGATATACCTCACCCCAGTCTTCGTCGGTGGCATGTTTGCCTGGGATGGCTACCTTGTCTGCCCCGATCATGGACTGGGCGTTGACATAGGATTTTGCCAGCGAGCCGACATCCTGGATGTGATCTAGTGATTTGTGGCCCCGGATTTCTTCGGGGATGTTTGAGCGCCAATCTTCGGCGACAGACTGGGTTACCTCTGGCTCGGCAGAGACCTCAGCTACCTGTTCCTCGTTCATTAGCTATCATTTCCTCTAGTTGTTTGCGGTCGCGCAGCATTGATTTGATAAACAGCACCACCGTGCGCTGGCCTTCACGGTAGGCAGTCTCATTCGGGTCCGGCGAGAAGGTTGAAGAATGTTCACAAAACCTCAAGCCCAGGTCTTCAAGCACCTGTTCGCCTTGAGCGGATGTGAACACCTCTTTGTAAAGCTCGATCGTATCTTCAGGCTTCATCTGTTACGGCCCGGATAAATGGTGCAGCCTCGCCGGCAGCCTGTGCGGCTTGCATGGATTGCATCATTTGTTGCTGTTGTTGTTGCTCGGCAGCTCGTTGCTGTCTGATGCGCGCAATCTCTTCTTCACCCCGCACTGCGGTGGCCGGCACTGACAGCACCCGGATCAGGTGCTTGACGAACCCATCGGCATCGACATTGTCCAGGATGCTCGGATCGAGCTGGACCATCGGCTGCATCATCTCCAGCAGACGCATAGCGGACTGGATATCGCCCTGGCGCTGTGCTTTGGCTAATGGGCTGACATACTCGATATCGATGCTGCCGTTGGCCATAAACTCTGGAGCCGGCGCAAAGACCCGGCGCCGTGCCAGGATGTTGTACACGCGGTTGATCAGGGGTTGCAGCAGCTCGGCCTGTAGGCGGCCCAGGACTGGCCCCAGAAGGCGCATCTTCTCTTCGGTACGCTGGACCACCTCGGTGGCAGTCATCTGCGGACCCTGGCCCAGGATAAGCTGGTCTACAAAAAACGCTGACTGAATAGCCTTGCGCCGTTGGTCTTCCATTTGCAGACCGAGCGGGTTGTTTGCCCCGATGTTGAGAGGCTCCAGGCGATCTCGTGTGCCGGCGCGATAGAAATTAAGGCCACCCGGAACGGTACGGATCGGGAGAATAAATCCATCATCAGGAACAAGAAGCGGAGGATCGACTTGTTTCTGCGCCGCCCGGATGGTTACTTCAGACATCTTGTTGATCATCTTGATGTCTGGCAATGCGGTCATGGCCGGCGACCTACCATAGCCAATTTCAAAACTGGCTTTGAGGAAACGCGGCGCCATATATGGGAACTCATCAAAACCACTTTCGCTCAAAATGGTCTTGCTATCTGGGTCCATATAGACCGATGCGATCGGCTTGTTCTCTGATGTGAGTTTGGTGGTGTCACGCTCGCCACGCTCATACACAGCGTGGATCAGGGTGATCATCTCATATGGGTTTTCTTGTTCCTTCTTTTGTATCTTGGCCGGCACATTGTCGATGCCAAAGCGCTTCACGACAGCCCTGGCCGGCATTTTGAACTTACGATAGATGGTGTCTACACGGCCAGCATCATCCTCGGACAGATAGCACTCAGCGATATGCCTGGTGCTGAACCGGACATCAAACTCATCATCCTGTTCAACAAAGATGACGCCGGTCCCGAATGTAATCAGGTCGTGATACAGCTCATGGATTTGCTCAGCAAAGTTTGACCGATGGAACGTGGCAAACATGGTTTGCTCTACGCTCAGCAGCCATTCCTTGGCTTCATCGTTGCTGTCCAGCTCACGATCGAGGAAACGCAAGCTGAACCACTGGGTGGCCATGTTGGTCAGCATACCGTGCAGTGAGGCGCTCAGCAGCTCAGCCGCATGGATCGCGGTGCTGTCGAACACCAGCTCGGTACGCTTGTCGCCACTTGACCGTTTTTTAGTCACATCAGCTTTGCGCGGCACTACATAGTCAGCGATTTCCTGCCAATGGCTTTCCCAGGTCTGGCGCTGGTTTTCCAGGCTGCCGAACCTTTTGAGCAGGATCACAGCA